GAAGAAAGCCCATTCGCCCACGTCAAAAAAACGCATATGCAAAGCGCCGAGCACATAGCCTGCAAGTATGCGCAAGCAATCCTAAGCGGAAGCGAGACAGCAGGCCGTTGGATATACGCTGCGGCTTCACGCTTCCTGCGCGACCTCGAGCGCCAAGACATTGCAATGGATTGGAAAGCGGTGGATGCCTGCGTGGCGTTCTACCGAGAGCTCACCCTTGTCGGAGAGGACAGCGGCAAGCCGTTCGAGTTGCACCCGTGGCAGGTGTTCTGCATCGCCAATCTGATCGGCTGGCAGAAGGACGGCTACCGCCGCACTCGCATCGGCTTGCTGCAAGTCGCCCGTGGCAACGGCAAGACCACCTTGCTTGCGGGCTTGGCGCTTTGGGACTTCTGCAACGGCGACGGCAGGCGCGTGCACGTGATCGCCAACAACCTCGACCAAGCACAGATCCTGATTGACACTGCGCGTGCAATGGCGACTCGGCTCGAAGCAGCAGACATCAACGTGCTGCACAATCGGCTTGAGCGACCGGATGCCGATTCGGAAATGTCGGCGTTGACCTCGAAGGCAACCAGCAAGGATGGCCTGAATCCTTCGCTGTGGATTGCCGACGAGGCTGCCGAGTACAAAGGCACCGTGCTCAACAAGCTGATCACGAGCGACGTGAAGCGAAAGCAAGCGCTTGGCGTGATCATCAGCACGCCGGGTGCCAACACCGAGAGCCACTACGAGCAGTTGTGTGAGCAGGCGCGTGCCGTGCTTTCGGGCGAGGCCGAGGACGATGCGATGTTTGCCATGCTGTACGGCATTGACCCCACCGACGAGATCGGCGACGAGTCCGCTTGGCCGAAGGCGAATCCCGGCATGGCACACGGCCAGCCACAGCCGGCAAGCCTGCGTCGGCAATGGAACAGCATGAAGGGCAACCACATGCAGCGGGCCGAGTTCTGTCGGTACCACTGCGCTCGACTCAACGAGGATGTCGGCGGATGGCTTGACATGAGCCATTGGCCGGGTGGCAAGGCCATTGATTGGCAAGCGCTTCGCAAGCGCCCTGCATGGGTAGGCGTTGACCTAAGCAAGAGCCTTGACATGAGCGCGGTGGTGGTTGCCGTGCCGCTTGACGATGGCACCGTTGCGCTGCGCGGGCACTACTGGTGGCCTCGCGCCGAGGTGGCACAACGCGAGTTAGACTACCGAATGCCGATCCGCAGTTGGGCCGAGCAAGGGAAGATCGTGCTCACGCCCGGTGCCGAGATCAATCACGAGAGCATTGCCGAAACCGTCGTGGCGATTTGCGACGAGTTCGACGTTCGCCTTGTCGGCTATGACCGCTGGGGTGCGTCATACCTGGCCGAGCGCCTTGCCGAGCAGGGTGCGCCGATTCAGGCCTACAGCATGGGGAACAGCACCTTTGCACCGGGTTGCCAGTTGTTTCAGAACCTCTGGGTTGGCAAGAAACTCGTGGTCGGCGACGACCCCATCTTGCGGCGGGCGTGCGCCGAGGCCATCCCGAAGAAAGGCATGACGGGCTACGTGAGGCCCGAAAAGAGCCGAGAGCACTGCGCCATCGACCCGCTCGTTGCTGCGATCATGGCCGTCCACTGTTGGGGTGGAAAACGTGCAAGTTGTTACGAATCAGAAGTTTAGTTCGAGACACAGCCCGAAACACCTGTCCAAATGTCGCGCATGTTGCGCGACCTACTGCGGCGGTGGATTGGGTACTACCCAACTCACGGCGTGCTGATGCCGAGTTTCGACTCGGCTGGCATCCCTACGGTCACGCCGAGCACCGCGCTTGCATACACGCCCGTATATCGCGCCGCCTCGCTCATCGCCAACGATGTCGCACGCACGCCGTTCGAGATCAACGATGACATTGTGGGCAGGCTGATCGCGCAGCCAAACAGGTGGCAGAACGGTTACGAGTTCCGCCGAGCACTCACGATGCAGGCGCTGCTGTACGGCAACGCCTTCGCGGTGATCAACCGCACCGTCGGCGGCGACTTGCTCGAGCTGCTGCCAGTTGACATTGAGAGCGTTTCTCTCGACCTCACCAAAGCCGAGCCGTACTACCGCACTCGTCAGTATGGCGACGTGCCGATGCAGTCGATGCTTCACGTGAGGGCCGTGGGGCTCGACGGGCTCTGGGGCGAGTCTCCGGTACGCCTCTGCCGGACCTCGCTCCAGATCCTCGCCGCGCAAGAGTCTGCTCAGCTCGAGGTGATGAAGAACGCAGGCAATCCGAAGCTTGCATTTGTGCATCCGGGACCGTTGAGCGAGGCCGCTCGGCAGTCCATCTCTGAGAAGTTCCAACAGCACCACAGTGGTGCGGTGAATGCAGGCAAGCCGTTGGTGCTTGCCGAGGGTATGCGCGTCGAGCGCATCTCGAGCACGCTTGACGATGCGGGCATCGCTGCCGCACGGCGCTACAGCGTCGAGGACGTTGCCCGCATCTACGGCGTGCCGACGAGTTACCTGAGCGAGCACAGCGCCAACGCCTACGGAAGCATGGAGTGGCTTTCGCGCATGTACGTGGATGCGTGCTTGTCGCACTGGTTTGCGGCATGGCAAGCAGAGATCACCGCGAAGTTGTCGCCGTTCTCTGAGTCGCACTTCGACACCGACACAATCTCACGGCCATCGCTCGCCGAGCAGATGGCCGCGCTGCGAACTGGCGTCGAGTCGGGCGTAATCACCCGCAACGAAGCACGCGAATGGCTCGACCTCGACCCGCTGCCGGGCCTCGACGAACCCATCGTGGCGAAGAACATGGGAACGGGTGGCGGGACCACGAACGTCGGCACGGACACCAGTGCAGGGAGCGTCAATGACTTCGCTTGAGCGCCGCACCATCGCCATCGAGAAGCCCTTCGGACGCACGCTGTCGGGCCTTGCCATTCCCTATGGCAAGTGGTCGCGCGAGATCAGCGAGCCATTCGCGCCGCAGTTCCGCGAGAAGATCAACCGCGGGGCGTTTGGCGACCTCGCGGGCGCCGACATCAAACTGCTTTTCAACCACGACGTCGGCGCTCTCCTCGCGCGTACGCGCAGCGGCACCATGCAGTTGACCGACACCACCGCCGGACTGCGGTTTGCCGCCGACATCGCCGACACCAGCATTGGCCGCGACGTGCGCGAACTGATCGCACGTGGCGACCTGAGCGGCGAAATGTCGTTTGGCTTCTACGTTGACCGCGACGAATGGAACCCCCGACGCACCGAACGCACCGTGACCGCCGCCAGGCTCGTGGAGCTAAGCGTGGTGGTTGACGCTGCGTACGGCGACAAGACCAACTCCAGCCTGCGGCACGTGTCCGCGGCGTTTACGGAAGCCGCCCGTCTGCGGCTGGAAATCCACAAGCACAGGATGACCGATCATGTCTGACCAGTTCGACAACCTTGAGAACACCGTCCACGAGTATCGCAAGACGCTCGACGCATTCGCGGCACGCACCGGAGCACAGACGCACCACGTCGAGCGCCGTGGCAGCGGCGAGGAGCGCGAGAAGATCGCACGCATCGACGCTGACCTTGATGCTGTCGAGCGCGATGCGCAGATGGCAGCAATGCAGAAGCGCTTGAAGGCGCTCGAGTCGCAGCCGATCTTCGAGGCCCGCCGTCCTTCCATCGCTGCCGACGTCGGCAGCGGCGACTACAAGAAGCGCTGGTGCAATGCGCTTTGCCGTGGTGACGCATCCGAGTTCCGTGCCCTGTCGCTATCCTCGTCGGGAGCGGGCATCCCGACCGACATGGAGCGTCGCATCGTTGACAAGCTGCAGCAGGCATCTGTCATGCGCTCGCTTGCCAAGGTTTCGCAGATCAACAGCAAGCGCACGATCACGATTGGGAACGCGCTCCCAACGACGGCGCTGATCGGTGAAGCAACCTCGATCACCGCAAGCGATCCAACTTTCGGCACTGCGGTGTCCGTCGTGCCGTACAAGTTCGCTACGCGCGTCGTGATGTCGCAAGAGTTTATCGAAGACGCGATCGGAACTGGCGACATCGGAACCGGACTCGATTACGTCGCCGACAAGTGCGCGATGAGCGTGGCGTTGAGCCAAGAGAACTACCTCACCACCGGAACAAATAGTTCCGAACCGCAGGGCATCGCCGCTTCCGCATTCAGCAACAACAGCGACCTCGGTGCAGGAGGTGCTGGCAACGCATTCGCCGATGACATCACTGGCGACATCATCATTGACACGGTGCACAAGATTGCGCCGCAGTACCGCACCGGGCCGAAGTTCGCATGGGTCATGCACGATTCGTGCATTGCGGCAATCCGCAAACTCAAGGTCAACACAACGGACTACATCTGGAAGCCGTCTGAAAATGGTGGACTCACGCAGGGGCTTCCCGGCACCATCTACGGCATTCCGTACTACGCCAACGCCTACATGACCACGGCTACCACCACCACCAACGGCAAGGTCGTTGCCGTCGTGGGCAACTTCGACTACTTCGAGATGTTCGAGCGCACTGGCATCACGTCGATGCTCGACCCGTACAGCAACGCCGCGACCCACCAGACGCAGTTGATTCTGTACACCCGGTGGGACTCGAAGATCATGCAGGGCGAAGCCTTCGCGTCCATCACCGTCTGAGCCTTTTTCTACCTCCGGCCCTGCCGCGCGAAAGCGCGGTATGGGCTTTTCATGGCACAGCCACCAATCCCGATTGACATCCTGAAGACGCGCCTTCGCATTGATGCCGAGGCCGATGATGTCATCATGACCACGCTGTGCATTGCGGCGGGCGAAATGATCGAGCGGGAACTTGGCATCGGCCTATCGACCGCAACGCGCAGCGCGAAGATCGACCGTTGGCGGCGCTTCATTCCGCCAGTGCAGCCGTGCACCTCTGTCACCTCGGTGACTTACTACGACACAGGCAACAACCTCGTCACGATGCCGGCGGCGGATTGGTACGTCGATGAGACCGACGAACTGCTTGCCGTCGAGTTCCTTGAAGCGCCTGCGGTCAAGGACGGCACGTTTCCTACCGTCACCTACGTTGCGGGGTACACGCAAGTGCCGCACGCCTTGCAGCAAGCAATCGTGGCGCTGGTCGGCGCGTGGTACGCCAACCCTGACGCAACCAATCCGGTTGCGCTCTCTGAGGTGCCGCTGAGCCTCAAGTACATCCTCAGCGCCTACTCAACGCGAGGGCCGCTTCGGTGATTGGCAGCGGTCGCCTTCGCTTCGCTGCAAACGTGCTCCGCGCAGCTGGCGTGGATTCGTTTGGTGTCACGTCGGCGACGTTCGATTCGGTGACGGCGACGAGGCCGGGCGCAGCGCCGCTTTGGGTTGACCTTCGCACCGAGTCAGCCACCGAGCAGGCCTACGCGGACGGCGTTGCCGTTGTGCGTCGTGCCGAGATTCGCTGCCGTTGGAACAGCGCACAAGCGCTTGCGCTCACTGAGAAAGACCGTATCCAAGTGCGCGGGCGCACGTTTCGCATCCTTGGAATCCAGAACCTCGACGAAGCCGACATGGTTGCGGTCATCGAATGCGAGGAGGTGGTGTAATGGCGAGCATTGAATCCAGCATCCGCTACATGCTGATGAACGATCCGTTCGGCAACGTTCCAAACTTCGCGGTGTCGCTCGGCGCTCGTGTCCAGGGCGGTGTGCTGCCTGCCTACACCTACGAAGTCCAGAACGTCGAACGCGCCGACATCCAAGGCCAGTGGAGCGCCGATCTTGAGATTCGCTGCATCGCTGAAACGGTCGATGATTCGCTCTTGCTGTTTGACTACCTCGTTCCTGTGGTCATTCCCGGCACGTATTACGGGATACCGATCACCGCCGCGATTTTGAACGGGCGCACGATTGACGCGCCGATTGTCGGCGAGGGCGACGAGCGCGAACCCGCCGAACTTTCCGCACGCTGGCAAATCATTTACACGGGGTGACACATGGCCGGACTTTCATCAGCAAACTGCACCTTCACGTACAGCGGCTCGGCGATCGCCGGACTCGTAAACGCTTCGGTGTCGCTTGATCAGAACACTATCGACATCACCAACATCGGAACTGGTGCACGTTCCTACATCCTCGGGAACCGAGGCGGCACCATTTCGATTGAGGCCTTCTACGATCAAGGTGACGCAGGCGTTGCCGCGCTAGAAGCCGCTTGCAGCTCGGGAAGCGCTTCGGCTGCTTTCTCGCTTGTGCTTGCAACTGGCATGACCTACAGCGGCAACGCTTTCGTTACCGCGTTCTCGTCGAGCGCTGCGGTGAATGAAGTACTCCGCTGCACTGCGACTCTTCAGATCACTGGCGCGGTGACCATCGCATGAGCATCCGCGACGCACTGACCTTGAAAGATTGGCACGGCACGTACAACGGTGCGCCAGTTGTCTTCCGTAGGCCTTCAGCGCTCGACCTCATCGAAGCGCTGGAAGTCAATCAGAAGACACCCGAAAGGCTCGGTGCGTGGATGGTTGCGCGGCACCTCGTCGAGGGCGGCAAGCCCGTGTTTGCGTCCCTCGACGAGGCGCTCGGCGCTGACGCTCACGTGATCGCAGCGTTGAGCAAACTGGTGGAGCCGCTTTACGCGGAAGGCCGGGACTAGGTGAGGCCGCGAGGCGGGTGCTACTCGCGGCGTTCAAGTTGACGAGCACCGATCTTTCAACGTTGAGCGTTGCCGTGCTCAACGTCGAACTTGAGATCCCCGATTGGGAAGGCATCCGCCGTGAGCTCGACCGCATCAAAGCGAATCGCCTTCCGCGCTCAGTTCACGGTGTCACCGCAGGATCTTCGCAAGATCACCGAAGCGGCACAGCGCCTGCCGAAGGCGGTACGCCGCAAGGTGGTGCGCAAGTCGCTCCGCGATTGGGGCGAAGCGATGAAACGCACCGCAAAGGCGTTTTTGCCGAAGGGCCACAAGCGCACAAGGCGAGATCTCGCGGTCAAGACCAAGACGTACCGCAAGGGCCGAATCTGGTGCGGTGTCGGCGTGCGGAAAGACGGTGATCGCGTTGGGTGGCGTAGCCACCTCTACGACGGCGGCTACCGACCGTGGCAAAAAGGCATCGTGAAACTCAAGGGCGGTGGATTCGGGCCAAAGCCAGCGCCGAAGCTGGTGCGCAACTGGAAGCCGAACTACAGCGCTCGGATTGT